ATCAGTTCCGTCATTGTTTGAACTGTATGCTGTTAATCTAAATTTACTACCTTCCATTGGACGATAGTTGAAATCTCTAATTTCTAAATCAGTATCACCTGTACCAGCCGCTGTGTTTGCAGGGTTGTGTACTTTCATAGGTTGTGAAAAGTCTTGTCTTGTTGAGTCTGCTTCAACAGTTGCATTTAATTCTCTAAAGAAGATTGCACCTGACTGAATATTTTCGTTTGGATCTGAACCTTCTGCTTTAAGAGCAAGTCTACCATACGCATTAGATCCGTTAAGTGATCTAATTTGACCACCGTTTCTTGCCCAGTATGCTGTATCACAATAGTATGTAAACACAGAAACTGTTTCAACCAATCCATTGTTTGTAGCAACTAGACCATAACCATCGTTGTTAACCTGGGTATAGTCATTTGAAGTCATTGACTTGTTACCAGCAGTTTCAATCCTAATTTCATCACCTTGTGGAATAGTACCTGCAGGTAATGTTTTAGAGTCTACTTTAATTTCTGTATCAGCCGCAAGTGTTAATTTTTGTTTGTAAGTTACTGGAGTATTCCCATCACCGTCATCTACAGGTGCAGTTACACCGATAACTCTGTAAGTTTTCTTTTCTACTCCACCACTGCCTTGATATAAGAAAGTTGTTGGAATCTGGATTCCTCTAGTCAACCCTTTTAGGGTAATTTCAAAACCACTTGCAGGGTTGTCAACAACAGTACCATATTGAACACCGGCGTTACCATCAACATATTGTCCTGAACCGCCCTGTGATGAGAATGAAGAACAAGTTTGTACATAAGGTGATTTGGTTAAAATTTGACCTTCAGGGTCAAGTACCATAATAGCACCTTGGTGTCTTCTAACAGTAATGTTTCTTAAAATTGTTGCGTTGTTAACCAAGAACACATCACAGTGTTGGTTAAGCATTTTTAATTCAATTACAGTATTGTTAGGAATATCATCTTGTAGTGTTGTTGTAGTTGTTAAGTTGATATCGCTATAAAGTGATAAATCTGCTCTTGTAAAATCTTCTACACCATCAGGATCAAAACTAATTTCTTTTACGTAGTACGTTGTACCATTGTATGTAAAGTATTGTCCCCAACGTGGATAGTAAACTAGATCTTTTAATCTAATCTGTGCCGCACCTGTTTGGTTAACACCTACGCCAGTGTCGGCTCTTGAATACTGTGAGTCATAGTGATTTCTAAATCTTGCGGCTTTAGGTGTACCAGTACCGTCGTAACGCTTTTGATCTCCACGTTCAAATGTTAAGTCTAATGCACGTTGTGGAGGTCGAACACCTACTTTAGATTGAATGATTACACGTCTAAATTCGTCACCTTTGATCGAACAGTTCTCTGGTAAAACAATTGGTGTTAGTTCTTCGTAGAAACCTGATTCAATATGAATAGTTACTTCAGGTAATGGAACATTTTGTTCTCTACCTTGACCGCCAATCTTAGCAGGTAATGCACCTAGTCCGTTAGTAATAACATCGGTAACAATATCCATCAAGTTACCAATTTCAGTACTTGCTCCTGTTTCTGCAATAACAGTTGTATCAATAAATTGTTCAGCACCACTTTGATTACTGTAAGTACCTTCTAGTACAGGTAAGTTGCCTAGTCCGTTAGTAATAACGTCAGCAATCATATTCATTAGTGTATTAATTTTTGTACTTGCCGCTGATTCGCCGTTGTTTGAATTTATAACCTGTTCTGTTACACTTTGTCTTGAAGTGTATGCTGTGTTTAGAATAATATAACTTCTTACTAGGTCTTTAGTAAAGTTTAATGCATCAACTGTTTGTGGCTGTTGACCTGCAACATAACTTGTAACACCATTCCAATAACGTGAAGCATTTTCTCTAGATTTACTGTTACCACCGTATTTTAAATCAAAACTAATACCATCAAGAATAATTTTTACATCACGCTCACATTTTGTTTTATCGTATGTAAATCCATTCCATATACCGGCACCTGCCGCAATTTGTGCTTCAATGTAAGCAATAGTTTCATCTGCAATGTATTCTCTGTTTGCATCAATAAGTGCAACAGCATTTGGATTTTCTGTGTTTGCTGGAGCAACATAAGCCGTATTTGTTAACACATTGTTTTGAATTAGATTCTTAGCAAATTCAAGTGCCGCAACGGTTTCTGTTTGTTGTCCTGCTACTCTTGATGTAGCACCATCCCAATATGAAGCCGCCGCATCAACTGTTTTTGAGTTACCAACATAAGTTAAGTCGAAACTAACAGCATCAATAATTAATCCAATATCACGGAAACATTTTTCTCTATTAAATGTAAAGTTAGAAGCAAAGTCATCTGAATTATCACCGTCATTGATTTCTGCTTCAATATATGCAAGTGTTTCGCGTTGAATGAATTCTCTGTTGTTAACAAACAATTTGTTTGCTAATACATAGGTTGTGTCTTCCGTACCATCAGCCGCCATGTTAACTGTATACGGTCCAGGCTTTCTACCAGGCACAGGGAAAATAACATCACCGGTTAGTAGACCTTGATCCTTAAGTGTAATATCACCTTTGATAATTCTTTCTGCATAGAACGCCGCTTCTCTAACATTGTTAAATGCGTATGCTAAAGAACGACCAATTTGTGTTCTGTCAACACCATCAGAAATCATTTCCTGTTCTGTTCTACCGTTAGTGCTTACGAATAAATTTTTCTTACTTGTAAAACTATTATTATCTACATATTCTTTAGTAGCCGCTTGTAGACTACTTGAAGTAAATGTAGGTGATTGTGATAGAACCAATGGTCCTGTCATTGTGTCACCAGCAAGTCTTACTTTTGTATCAGCATATTTTTTGTTTACTGCTTCGTCTTGACTGTTTGGTACTCTTGGCTGTCCTGAATTTTGTAATTTAATAATACCTGTTGCAATATCACCTGCGGCATCTAAAAACTTGTCATCCGCATATTTTTTAGTAACAGCATCTTGATCTTTTTCTGGAGTACCTAAGTTCTCAATCAAGAATGTTTGTGCATTCAAGTCACCACCTAGTTCTGGTGTAGTATCAAGTCTAATTTCTGTACCAGTTGTTCTAAGTGTTAATTTAGTAGGATCAGAAGTGAAGTCGATAGCAATACCTTCACCTTCGATAGTTCTTAAATTAACAGCATCGCCTGCTGTATTTGTAGCAAGTACTTTGTTTGGTGCTAGTGTAGATGGAGTGTCGTCTAATGATGAAAACGTTAATCCGCCGCCTAGTCCTAATGATGCATAGATTTCAGTAAAGTTTTGATTAACTTTATTAAAACCTTCCCTGATACTATCGCCTGTAGCATCATTACCAGTAGTACCAATATTAATTACTTTACGTGCCATCTAGTTATACTCCAAAACTTTCGCCGCAACCGCATGACGAAGTTGCATTAGGGTTGCTTATATTCATATAAGAACCAAAAACTTCTTTCTTAAAGTCTATTGTTGTACCCGCTACATACAATAAACCTGCTCCATCAATAGCAAACTTGCCATTGGTTAAATCAAAAATCTCATCATCATCTGCAACTGCATCTACAGCGTCCCACTGATATGTAAAACCAGCACAACCACCGCCTTTAACACTTAATTTAACGTACTTTTTACCTTCTTTAGCAAGTACGCCTTCCATGTGTTCTTTTGCTGATTCAGTCACAGTTACTATGCTCATGATAATATTTATGTTATTATTCTATAATCCGAATGTAAAGTGTAAATACGAGCATGTATATAAGAACAGATATTATTACCAAGTCCTATATGCGTAAGTCTAAAGCAGGCAGATACCATCCTTATACACGTAAATCGCAGGTGATTATTTTTAAGTGTGATCAATGCGAGGAAGAATTTATAAGAGAAAAGGGCAAAGTGGATCCTAGACGTTTAAACAACAACTATTTCCACGTTTGCCCTAAATGTGATCCTAAACGCTTTGCTCAAAAGCGTGGTGTTGAGAAGCGTTTAGTGTGGAACTTGCCTGTAAGTACTGACAAGCCAATTGGTAAAATGTAATTACTCAGACTTCCAAATAGTCCAAGCACCGTATGCGATTGCCGCATAGGCTAGTAATCCTGCTAGTGGTTTAGCAATTAGTACTACAATGCCTAGTGCAATAAGTGCCGCACCGTCCCAAGAAGTTCTTTCTGTGAAACGTTTTGCTACCCAACCTTTAAATTTATCTAACATAGTAATCTCCTTATTTTTTAGGTTTTACTTCTTTCCATAATTGATCAACCAATTTCGCTTTGGTTAATCTTTTATCTAACTCAATGCCATGAGCACGGCCTAATTGTTCTAGATCGTTCTTTGTCATTTTTGTTAGTTCTGCTTTTTTCATTACAACAGGTTTATCAAGAACCAATGGTGCTTCTTTCTCTAAATCTGCTGGCATGAAAATACTTTTAAGCCACTTTAACATATTATTCTCCTGATTTGTCTTTAAGTGTAATTACTCCGCAGGCAACTCTTTCGCCTGCATTTCCGGTTTTGAGTGATTCTTCGTCTCCACCTTTACCCAAATCATCTTCATCTGAATGGATAACAATGGCTCGACCAACTATACTACGGTCTCCACTTAGATCTACTCTTTTTGCAACTATGGTGAAATCGGCTACGCCGGACGGGTTCGCTGTGATATTTCCTAAATCTCCAACATGCCCTTTATCAACATCACCGTGGTCTACACTATCGGGATCATAATGAGGGCCGGCAGAATCACAACCATTTGACAAATCACCAAATTCATGTATATGAAATCCGTGCTTACCAGGTTCTAAACCAGTAACTCTACCTTTAATTAGAGTTGGTTCACCAGGACGTTGCATAAACAGTATTTGACCTTTTACTTTATCTGTGTGGATTAGTTCTGATACAACAGCATAAACAGTTTCGTTTGCTTCTGTGAGTGCATTAACACTTTCACACCAGCACTGCTTCGCTTTTGTTCTCGGACAACTTGTTTGTGTTAGTTCCGTTATTTTCATGTAGATATTTATGCAGATTAGCACTAGCCAAATTTTTTGCCTTGCTTTCTACCATTATATCTGCATAGTCCCAAAAACTTAATGCCCAGTCATTAACTGCATTATTCCACATAAAATCACTGTGAGCACGTAGTTTTTGCTTCTTATACCCTGTTTCTAATAGTGTTGTCATATCAGGCTTAACATCTGTAGGAAAGTCTACAAGTAAGTCTTCACGTGATACGGAGTAGTGTATGACAGGACGAACACCACGCCAACTATCTACTATGCGAGCAAATCTATCGTCGGTGGGTTGAATGTATTCTCCACTATTGACCCAGTGATGGTGTATGTCAAGAACGAGAGCGAGGTCTTTTGCAAGTTCGAGGCTTGCGTCGATGCCCCAGGACATTTCGTCGTTTTCGATCGTGATAGTGTTTCTTGCTTCGGGCGAGAGTCTCTTGAGGGCGTCTTTGATGCCTTGTGGACCTTTTCTACCCGATATGTGTACATTGCATTTAAAGTCTTGATATGTGCGACCGTATCCCATCCACCTGATGACATCCACATGATATTCAAACTCCTCTATACTTCTATTTACGATATCATCGTTATCGCTAGCCAGAACAGTAAACTGCCCAGGATGCATAGACAACCGTACGTCCAACGCTTTAGCACGTTTGCCGACGTTAGCGAAGTTCGACTCGCAATAATTGACCACGTCAGGTAACTTCCAAAAATAGCACCAAGTAGGCTCAGTGTATACAGGAAGTACATCACTTCCGAGTCTAACCATTCTAAGTTCATTAGGTAAACCTCCTACGTAATTAATAAGGTTCATAAACGACTGTATGTTATGAACCATAATGTCCCAAAGTCTTTGTTCAGCAACTTCCTTAGTCTGCCTGTTAAGCCAAGCAACAGTTGTAGAGCGTGTATTAAGTGGACGTTGTATCTCCTCAAGAAGTTTTTTCTTCTGAGTTTGATCGGGGTGCATGTACTTACATGCAAATCCTATGCGTTTATGTTGAGAATTCATTTTGTAGTAATTTCCAAGTATCCTTATAGTTCTTTATATTATAACAGAAGCCAAGGTCTTTGTCAATCAATACTTTCTTTAATGGATAATCATTTCCTTTTGGATCAGTTTTATCTCCAAAAAACTGTAAAATATCATTGTGCGGATCAAAGTCTTTGATGATTTGGCTTTTATCGTTGCCTTTTTCAAAAATATCTAATCCTGTTTCACCACCCACTACTGCTTGTAGATTTGGAAATTCTTTATTAAATTGTTTTGCTAGTTTGTTTCGTTCGTTATGTTCTTGATCATATTTTACATAAAACTTGCGTTCGCCCAGTGTAGCATTACGTCCAACTATACTAAAATTAACCATGCCAGGACGTTCCTCAATATGTAATCCTGTTCTTAAAACAAAACGGCTTTCATCTAATTTAATGTTTAACCATTTACGTGCATCATCAGGCAACGTCCAATCTGTTGTGTAGATATTTTTACCATGTTCGTAAACATCACTGCCCGAACAATTATATACACGTTCTACACTTTCACAAAGTTTTTTACCTAGTTGTTCTACTGTTTTAGGATAGTCACTACCTGTGACAAGATAAACATAGTTTTCTTTTGTAAAATTTAAAAACCAATCGTGGAATTTAGGATCTATTTTTTGTCTGCTTGGTGTGAGAGTACCGTCGACGTCGAATATAAATCTATATACCATTTATACATTACTCGTCGTAAGTAAACCAACCAGTGATGATATATTTGTAACCATCATAAATTGGGTTGCCTCTGTGGGGGTGTTGCCATGTTGCAGGAAAGAATACTAGTTTACCTGCTACAGGTTTTGTTTTCATTCCTTGATATAAAAATTCTGTTTCGCCGCCTTCTTTAACTGTGTTAAGATACAGCATATAAACAGCAACACGATTACCTGCAGAAATACTATTGTTTTCAATGTGCCAAATATGATATGCTTCTTTAGGACCGTTTCGTTGTACACTCATTCCTTTAGGAGAGTGTTTAACCATGCTGTCTTTTAGTACAGTAAATTCGGGTATGTATTTTTTGTAGTAGTGTTCTCCTACAACTTTATAAAATTCTTCAACAAGTTCCGGATCATGATAGAACATGTTATGATGTGGTGCCCAATCATAAACTACTCTTGTGTCTTGATTATATTTGATACTACCATCGTAGTCTGAGGTTTGTTTTTGTTTGCACATTTCTTCAAAACGATTGATAACTTTATCGCAATACTCTTTTGAAAATGCGTTTGGGTATTCTCTAATATATGATTCTGCTATACTCATTGTTCCATTCCGCGTATATTTAATGTATTAAAACTTATGACCATACGGTTTTCGGTTTGGTTAGTTTCGCTTCCATGCTCTAACCAACTAGGAAAAAGATATAATACTCCTTCCTTAGCAGGAAATTCACCATTGTCAGCATTGTACATTGTAGTTTCTTGATGTGTTTCACACATCTTATAAATTTTAGTTGGATTAAAAAATTTAAGTCCAACGCTATTGTCAGGTACTTTTGGATAATAAGCACCGCTGATTACACTGTTTTCATGTCTGTGCGGGACCAATGTGCTATCCTTGTCCATAATACTCATCCAACTGTTTGATATCACACATTGCGTTAGTCCTGCTGTTTCAATATAAGCATTTACACAGTTTGTAAAACAATCTTTTAAACGTTTTACTAGAGGGTGATCGATATCAAGTATATTGTGATTACCGGCAAAGTATGAACTCTGTGCATTAACTAGTAAAGGGTGAGGTTTAGTTTGTTCTTTAAGCAATACATTTTGTAGAAGTTTAGTATCTACATCTGCATTCAAATTGAACTCCATTACTAGAGTTGGGAATACATTATGAATTTGACTTTGCATATTACTTCCAGTTATTTACTACCCATGAGTCATTACAGTTGTGAGGATTGGGATCTCCATGAAATACTGCAATGCAACAGTTTTCGTCAGGTTCGACGTTTTCTTTATGAATAAATTTACGCTCACCTTTTTGTCCTGCTGATAGTTGTCTATCTTTTCTTATTTCCCATTTATAACTTCTAATCCATTCGTCAGGCCAAAGTTTTGCTGTTCCTCTTGCGGCTGTCCATAACCAGTCTTGATCTCCAAAATGGCTACCTATAACTTTTTGTGGATCATCATTAAAACGTTTCCACACATCATGAAGTTGACCTTTTCTAAATCTAATTACAGAACTGTTATACTTTTCCCATTTAGGTTGCATTGCACGAGTAAAGTCTCTAATTACACACCACTCACCTGGTTGATATGTAAACAGTTTATCTAGTTTACCTGAAATAACAACGTCAAGGTCCATATATAAAATAGTACAATCATCAGGTAAAGGTAGATTGCTATTATACATATAAGGCTTGCACCACCAACCTGTTAAGTTTTTAGGTAAATCAATACACTGGATATCGGGATTTAATCCTGCTCTATCATCGGTTAGACACACCATAGTAAACGGAATGCTAAGATTTCTTTTTACCATGTTGTATAGAATGTTAACATAATCAGCACTATACTTTGTACCATGTTTCAAGCACATTACATAATTGTTAATGCCTGGATTTTCTGCAATCTTCTTTGCACGAAGTTGTTCGTATTCTTTGAAGTTAACACTTTTCTGAATCTTGGCATTTCTACGTTCCTGACGTATTCTTGCCCACTCGGCTTTAGTGTATTTTGATTTGTCTATCTTTGCCACGAGGATTAACCCTCATAGATTGCTGAGTTTGCACCGTGTTCTGCACATTCTACTTTAACGCAATAACAACGATTATTTGTTTTTTCTCTAATTAGTTTGTCTGCAAAGTTAAATGCATGTTCTGCAAACTTCTCTGCACCAACGCCATCAAAGATACGCAACTCTGCTAGGCCCTTTGCTTCTAGTTCACGTAGTGTATCCAAGTGTGGGTCTGCAGAGTCGACTGCTACCTTGTGGTCAAAACTATCTTCTAACCAAGCCTTCAAAGGTTTTAGTCCTCCAAAGTCTACTGCCCAGTTCTTGTTGTCTAGTTCATCACAACCAAATGTAAATGTAAATGCTAGACTGTAACCGTGTAGTAAGTGACAGTGTGAATGATCTGCATTGGGTTGTCTAAAGACTGCCGAAAGACCAATGTTGTGTCCATAATGTTTTGTACTTAAATGCCTTGCCATTGTTGCTCCTGTTATTTGTTCCCGTTGATAAGTTTCTGTCCAAGATCTCTAATACCTTGTGATAAATTATTTTTTAATCCTAATTGGCTATCAACTACTGCTTGTACTATCTTAATTAGTCCAACACTATCAACCACAAAATTTTCTGACTGTATGTTGATTCCATTACCGTCCATTATCTTTACTAGTTCAGTAGATATTTGTTGTGTAATCTCCTGACTTTTTTGTTCAGGTGTTACTGTATTACCTGGAAACTCTATAATATTATTCATGTTATATCCTTAATATTATATTAGTATAACAGATTATTTAGATTTGTCAATTAGTTTTTTGAAATTTTCGTAATTATCGATAAAAAAATTATCAAACTGATCCCATTCTTCAGGTGGTTGCCAATCGTCTGGCTGTATTTGTAAGAACTTGATGTTTGGATATAGTTCAAATAATTTTGCAGTTTGATATATCCAATAGGAAGGATCTGTTGCTGGTTTAGTATTATCGTTATAGTTTTCAGTGCTTTTGTATATGTTATTGAATAGTTTATCAGTGCTGTACAAATCAAAACCTAGCATTACTACAAACTTCGGATCCATTGTACAAGCCAAATTAAGTGCATGTCCACCACTGCCCCATTGGAAGGGATCATCTATTCTTTTGTCACCTTTATACGGTAGTTCCGGCAACTCTCTTACATTTTGCCAATAACTAAAATTCTTACGCCAATCTGGTCTAGTGTATAATGGATTTTTATAATTGTTGTTTACTGCTTCGCTAACCATTCTACGATCACAACAAACTAGATAGTTGGGTATAAAATCTCTATGCACAGCATTAGTTCCAATAGACTCTCCTAACCATTCTAGTGAATAGAGGTCAAACCCGTTTCTACTTTCACCATTACCGATGACTGTGATATACTTGCTCATAGCAGTATTTACTTACGATTATCTTTGATGTCTTGAAAAAGTTGGCGTATAACTTTGAGATCTGTTAGAACTTCCTGTATTCCATCTTCTGCTTTGTGTACCCTATCTGAAATATGACCGATAGTGTTTATTGTCCAGAACCACCACGAAATGGCAGTTACAGCAAATAGAATACCAGCAATAACTAAGATGTCATTAAAGTTCACCATATTCATTTTATAAAAAACAAACCCTACCCCAGCAAATACAAAAGGTGCGAATTTAGCAAAGAGGTTCCAATATCGAACCTCTTTTTTAATACGGTTAGGAATGTCTTTCTTTAAAAAGATTACGTTCTTCATACCAATATTTATTATTTTTCAGGAAGTTATAAAGTTGATAGTTAATACGGCTTGCCGATAAAACCGAAACTGTTCCACTGACCTGGATTACCACCAGCAGTGCAAATCCATCCTACAGGAGCATCTTCTTTAGGACTTTTATTCCATACAGTATCGCCCTTGTTCCAACTGCCTTTTAGTGGTGGACGATCAGCAACAGTAAACACCCTGTTTTGAAACTTGATGTTGCCTACAGCATCTAAACTGTGTTGTGGGTTTTTGATGCCTATTCCAACTTTTCCGTATATATGATGAACTGCATCATTGTTGCCTTCGTTACCTATAGTAATGTTACCGCTTGGGTCTATGCTTAAACGTACTTGGTCATCTGTAATTAAACCAACACTTTTATTGTTATAAGCACCTAGTTTAATAATACCTTCGTCAGCATCAACTATAAAGTTAGTATCAAATGCAAAGTTAAAAATAGCAAGATCGCCTGCAGGCTTGTCTGTTCCTAATCCTAGTCTATCTAAGTTAGGATCAAAGAATATATGCTCGCCTATTTCAACTCGGCCACTTACTTTGAGATTTTTAAGTTGACCTACCTGTTGTAAACTACTTTTAACAACACTAGAACCTAGTGTTGATTGTGTAAGCACATCTTGTTGTCCTATCATAAAGGACTTGTCTTTGTGTAATTCGATAGGTTCTGTGCTGTAGAATCTGTCAGGTTTATTAAGATATACAAATTGTTTTGTATACTGTTTAGGATGTGTCCAAATAAATCCTGTGCCTACACTTGTTTGACGTTTGTTCTTATGACTAAACTCTACATACTGACGTTCAGTAGTTTCGTCAGCAATTAATTGTTTTGTAATAAGTTCGTCTACTTCGAGTTTGCCAGCAACAAAAACATTCTTTTTAAAATTAGCATTTCCTGTAACATCAATATCACTATTAATAGATTTTGTTTTGATGTTGTCAACTATTATTGTATCATCAACAACAGTTAAAGAAATACGACTAGCACGATCATCTATACCATCACTGCTAAAATTTTGTATAGGTCCACCTTTGACCCACTCGCCAGGAAACTCGCCCTTTTTAATATCTAATTGCGAAACCCTAATATTATCGATTGGTTTGTCAAAGGTTGCTACAGGCATTATAGTTCTTCCGCAATACCTAGAATTTCTGCGGCTAAAAGTGCTCCAGGTAACCACATAATGTTTGCACCTAGTAATACTGCTACACAACCTGCAATACGTAAACCACTCTTTACAATACTAATGTAAAAATGTTTACGACTTGGATCTACTGGTTCCATTAATCTCTCCTTTTAAAGATTTCATCAATTAGTCCATAGTCTAATGCTTCTTGAGCAGTCATAAACTTATCACGTTCCATGTCATTGCTTAATTCTTCAAAGGTTTTGCCTTTGCTGTTATGCTGAACGTATACGTTAGTTAATTCTTTTTTCAACTTGATAATTTCTTCTGCGTGAATTTGAATATCAGTTGCTTGTCCACTAGCACCGCCACTTGGTTGGTGAATCATGTGTCTTGCGTGTGGTAACATAAAACGTTTGCCTGGCTCTCCTGCTTGTGCTAATAATGAACCCATTGAGCAAGCCTGACCCATTACATACGTGTACACGGGAGATTTGATGTACTGCATGGTATCATAGATAGCCATACCTGAACTTACTACACCTCCTGGTGAGTTAATATAAAAGTGAATTGGCTTTGATCCACTGTCTGATTCTAACAAAATTAACTGTGCTGTTAGACTGTGTGCAACTCCATCGTGCACCGGACCGTTTAGAAAAACGATACGTTCTTTAAGCAAACGACTAAAAATGTCATATGCTCTTTCACCGTCATGTGATTTTTCAACCACCATAGGTACTAGATTGCTCATTAATATACTCCTATCAATAATGTTTCTGGGTTGAGTCTGCCATTCATTTTAGTTGGCGTAGTAGTAACAGTCTCCCACCAGTTTTCAAATTTACGTTTTGTGTTTAGGTTACGCACTTCCTCAAGTTGTTGTTGAGGCTTACGCAATACTTTCCAAACCGATTTTTCTTCATCGTACCTTTGTAAAGTTTGTCCCTTCAAATAAAGTCCTGTACCATCTCTTTTTTGCTGTAAAGGATCTTCATTACTCGTATAGTATACGCCCAACTTACGATTTTTGCAATTAAAAATTACAAGCATATTTGCCGAAATAAACTTATGTGCTTCGACACTTGCTCCGTAAGTTTCATCAACTACTTTATACTTCAATTTGGCT